CTCAGGATTGGATCTAATCATTTCTAAAATTACAGGAAACGGTATGCCTTTGTGCTGATTGAGCCAGGAGTCTCTGCGACCACTCCAGCTAATGCCCACACGCATTCTGTGTTTGGGGCCTAGTTTTGTTAGCCATTGCTGTTGCAATACAGGATCAGCATTCAAGTAGCTTTGTACATTTGGTAAAGTTTCAAGTGTGATTCCTATGATTCCTGGGATACTCATCATAGGTACCCAGTAATCAAATTCACCCATGTCTGAGTCGTAGCCGCCAACTTGGCTAATAATCTCACTACGGCTTAGCAACGGTATCAATCCATCGGTGACTTGTAGTTTGATCTTGGCTCCCAACACATGCAAGTTAAACACAAATCTCACAAACTGAATACAATCGCCATGTCCTTGTTCGCCAACAACTAGAATAGTTTTTCCCGATAGATCTTCGCCACGCCATCGAGGTTGCGAATATTTGGGTTCTGTGCCAGCTAGATGCTCGTAATCCCAGCGTGCTTCATATGCTGGCCAGCCTTTTTCATAGTTGCCCAAGAGCAAGTGACTCACTGCCAAATTGAATCGAGCAGTCACGTTGTTGGGATCTAGTATATTGGCATGTTCCAAAAATGGTATTGCCCGTGCAGGATATCCACATTCTCTCATGACATTGCCGTAGTTGTTCCAGGCAGCAGACGAATCTGGGTCTTGTACAAAGGCCAATGCATAGCATTGCAGTGCTTTTTCAGGCTCGCGAAGGGCGCGATGTTGATTGCCTTGATCAATTAGTTCGTTGGTGTTCACGGGAATATTTACGCACTAGTGGCCGGTATTCCAGAATTTTCATAAATACAAGTCAACGTAATTCTGCGTTTTATGCGGATACCACCGCGTAGTGGCTAAAACCCACATCGGACTTCTTTAAGGAGAAAACAAATGGGACGTCCTCTTAAAATACAAAAAACTTCTACTGGATCAGGCAACGGTGGCGCCAGCGTTGGTGTTGATCTTGGCTTTCCAAATTTTGCAAGCTTGACCAATCCTGTGGTCAACTCAGCTAACACACTAAACACCGCTCAGTTCTTGGGTGTAGTCGGCGGTGCAGCTCCTACGGATACTCCTAGTGCTACATTTCCTCGTATTGATGTTATTGTTAACATTGCTAATCCGTCAGGCTCAGGTATTGGCGTGGCCACTGGCTACGTTATACGCCAAAAAGGTTCTCACAAATATCTAGTTGGTGACGCTACTGGGGTCAGCGACGGCAGTTTTGTGGTTGGGCAAGCATATCAAGTTGTTACATTGGGAACCACTAGCTGGCAAGCAATTGGCGCTGAAGCTGACATTGCAGTTGGCGGTATTTTCACAGCAACTGGTACTGACAGCGGCGGCAACGGCGTTGCCAACAGCGTTGGAATTTGTGTGCTTGCTGACGATGCTACTCCAGCAGCTGGTCTCATGGCCATCACATTTACCAATACTGACTCTACAGCTACCACAGTCAGCAAGTTAACCAACAAGTTCTTGCTGGATTGGACTGGCGGCAGTGACTATGCTGCTGCAAGTGTTGTTGCTGACAAACGTTACGCAGCCAACTTCTTCACAGACGAAGGCACAGTTATTAAGTCAGGTACAACTGGAGCAGACAATACTGGTACAGTTCAAAGCGGTCAACAGAACCTGCTGGATCTGGCCATTATTGACAACGTTACTAGTTAATTTTAATCTAGCAGCAGAGTCCCCTTAGCTAACTACTAGGGGGATTTTTTTATGACTAGAGCATTTGTGTTGGGCAACGGCGTGAGCCGAAATCAAGTTGACTTATCAGTGTTGCGCACACTGGGATCTGTTTACGGCTGTAATGCGCTGTATCGAGACTTTGAACCTGATGTATTGGTCAGCACAGATTCCCCAATAAGCCAACGCATCCAACAAGAAGGTTACAGTGCAACTCATGTGCACTACACTAGAAAACCCTTGCCTGATTCAGGAGCTATTAGAATACCTCAGCAGTATTTTGGTTTTAGCTCAGGCCCAGTTGCAGTAGGACTAGCTGCACTTGATCGGCACAGATCAATATATCTTGTGGGATTTGACATGGGCCCAACAAGAACTGGCAAGTTCAACAACATGTATGCAGACACAGAATTCTACAAAAAAAGCCACCATCCTCCCACATTTTCAGGCAACTGGGTCAGGCAATTGCTGACCATTGCAAAAGATTTTCCCAAATGTGATTTTTTTAGGGTCAAAGGTGACACTACGGCTGAAATAACCGAGTTACACGGTGCAAAAAATCTTGCTCACATGACAATGGTAGAGTTTCAAAACCGAATAAATAACACAAAGGAACTCTAAATGTCTACCTATAAGCGTGTCAGCGGCAACTTAACAATTCAAACTCTCGATGCCAACGATGTTGTAACCATAGATGCTGCCACCGTTGCAATAACAGGAAATTTGACTGTTGCTGGTAATGCTACGCTAGCTGGAAACGTGGTAATTGATGCAATTGTAAACGGAACCACATCCATTGAAATACCTTCAGTAAATGGAAATGCAACTGTGTCAATTGGCGGTGTCAGTAATGTTGTTGTGTTTACTAGTACCAGCACAGTTATTACTGGGAATACTTCAGTCTCGGGCAACATAACTAGTGGCAATACTTCGGTAACTGGTAATGTCACAGGTGGAAACATAAACAGTTTTGGCAATGTATTTGTTACACAAAATGCTGCAAACAGTACTCCCACAGTAAGGCTTATCAGCAGCAATGTAGCTGAAGCTGCTGGTACTGTATTGGGCAGTTACGAATGGTACAGTAGCGATTCTTCCGCGCCAGGTGCAAGAACAGTAGCAGCAATTAGAGCCAACATAACTGATACAGCAGGCAATGCTAGAGTAGATATATTAACAGGAACATCTGCAACATTAACACCTCGAATCACAGTGTTACCTGCTGGTAACGTTGGGGTGTCTAATACCGCGCCCTTGCATACATTTGCAGTTACTGGAACAGGATATTACAGCAGTACGTTGACCGTGGATGGAAACACAACTGTTAGTAACTTGAACACTGGTGGTCTGGTCACAGCAACTGGCAACGTGGTCACTGGAGCAAATATTGTTGCCAGCGGATATGCAACTGTAACTGGTAATGTAACTGGTGGAAACGTTATAAGTCTTGGCGCGATATCAGCAGGTGCAGGCGGAGTCAGTGCAACTGGCAACGTTACTGGTGGAAATATACGCACCAATGGTGTTATCAGTGCTACTGGAAACTTAACCACAACTGATATCACAGCAACATCGCTAAGTGCAACAGGAAACGTTCGAGCTGGAAATATTTTTAGTCTGGGCATATTTAATGCAGTTGGAAACATAACCGGAGCCAATATCAATGCCAACAGCGATGTGGTGGCTGGCAATTTGAGAACAGTGGGCTTGGTAAGTGCTACTGGGACCATCAATTCGGGCAATATTATATCTGCAGCAGGAAATGTTGTAACTGGCTCCAACTTGGTTGCTGCTGGTAACATTGTGGCTAACTCTGGCGGATTCTTTATTGGCGACGGTGGGTTTCTTTCCAACGTTACCGCGGCATCAAACGTTGCTGTAACTCAGATAGCAAACGGGACTACTAATTTTTCTGTTGCTGGAACCAATGGTAACATTACCGCGGCAATTAACGGTGTTTCTAACGTAGTTGTTATTAATTCTACAGCTCTTGTGGCCAACACTACCCTTAGTGCTACTGGCAATGTAATTGGCGGAAACATTACTACAGTGGGCCAGGTCAGTGCTGCAGGCAACATCACAGGCGGCAACGTATCAGCTACTACTGGAACATTTACCACTGTAATTGGCGCAGCGAATGCTAGCAATTTGACAACTGGTACAGTCAGCAGCGACAGACTAGCAGGCAGCTATACTATCAATATTTCTGGAACGTCTACCTCTGCACAAACAGTTACGTCAAATGCGCAGCCCAATATTACCAGTGTTGGCACCTTGAGTGCGCTAACAGTAACGGCCAACGTTGCTGGTGGCAATATTACCACAGCAGGCCAAGTCAGTGCCACGGGTAATATCACTGGTGGTAACTTGATAGTATCTGGCGGCATTTTTGACGCAACTCAGCTGGACATTCAAACAAGTGCAGCCAATGCCAACATCGTATTAACGCCTAACGGAACGGGTAACGTCAATATTGGTAGAATGAGTGCTAGTGGTAATATTACTGCTGTGGCATTTTATGGCAATGGCGCTTCACTAAGTTCAATTACTGGCGCCAATGTCACAGGTACTGTGGCCAATGCCACATACGCAGTATCAGCTGGGTCAGCTACATCAGCTACCACAGCTGGCACAGTTACTACAAATGCACAACCCAATATTACTTCAGTTGGTACATTGTCCAGCGTAACAGTAACAGCCAACGTTGCTGGTGGTAACATTACCACAGCTGGTCAAGTCAGTGCCGCAGGCGCTATTACTGGCACCAATATAACTGGCTCCAGTCTGACAGTCACAACAGGTAATATCACAGCAGGTAACTTGTTGATTTCAGGCGCCATCATTGATAGTGCGCAATTGGATATTCAAACAAGTGCAGCCAATGCCAACATTGTATTGACTCCAAATGGCACAGGTAACGTCAATATTGGTCGCATGAGTGCCAGTGGCAATATTACTGGCAGTTATTTCTTTGGTAATGGAAGTCAGCTCAGCGGTATTGATGCCACAAGTATTCAAAATGGAACTTCAAATGTTCGAGTTGTAAGTTCAGGCGGCAATGTGGCCGTTGGTATAGGCGGAACGTCTAACGTGGCGGTGTATGCCACAACGGGTGAGTACGTAACTGGTTTGATAAGTGCCACAGGTAACATAACTGGCGGTAATTTATCAGCAGGAACTGGCACAATCAGCGGTGGAAATATTGTTAATACCAATGCTAACGGTGTTGGTAACATTGGTAGCGCAACAGTGTATTACAACACGGTGTTTGCCAAAGCAACCAGCGCACAATACGCTGACTTGGCTGAAAAATATCTAGGAGATGCTGACTATGAGCCCGGCACTGTACTGGTGTTTGGTGGCGAAAAAGAAGTTACAGCAGAAGCATTAGACAATGATCACAGAGTTGCAGGAGTGGTTTCACAGAATCCCAGCTACTTGATGAACTCAGGATTAAATGGGCAATATGTTGTTGTGCTGGCATTGTTAGGGCGAGTATATTGCAAAGTAAAAGGTCCAGTAACCAAAGGTGACTTGTTGGTCACAGCTGGTTCAGGGCATGCACGAGTCAACAACAATGCTCCATCAGGTACTATTGTAGGTAAATCTTTACAAGACTTCAACGGCGATTCTGGCGTGGTTGAAATTGTAGTTGGCCGCACATGACCCAAAAAACGTAATCAAGTACTTTAGGTAAATACACCAAGGACTTTGATTATCTATGGCACAAGAAATAATTAATGTTGGCGCAGCAGCCAACGATGGAACTGGTGAACCATTAAGACAAGCTTTTGAAGCTGTAAACAACAATTTCTCGCAGATTTTTTCTGCTGGACCAGTTGACAGCAACATTGTAATTTCTGGTAACACCATTTCAGTAGCTGGAATTAATAACAATCTAGTGCTGCAAGCCAACGGCGTTGGCA